TACAGATTCTACTGTTTCCCAGTCACGATCGGGTTGGTCAGAACGGTGACCAGTGATTCCGGACGATACAGACCCAGACCGTAGCTGGAAGTCAGCTGATGGTACTCAGTCTCTACCGCCTCGTCACGCCAAGTAGTCATACGTGGTGTACGACCCCAAGCACCGACGAACGGCTTGGTCATGTCACTGCCCATGCTGAAGAACATGTTAGCCTGATAACCAGTAGAATCTGTAACAGCAGTATCATCAAAGGTAGTCAGGGCTGCTTCATCAGCAGTAGTTTCAGAGAGGTAGTTGGATACGTATACGTCGAAACCATAGATGTTCTTCAGGAATCGAGTACCGGTCATGTCCAGCATACCAGTAGTGATCAGACCTTCCCACATCGGGTTGTTAGATACGTTAACGATGTTAGTCAGGGTGTTGATGATGTGCTCTTGCTCAGGGCCAACAACACATACCAGACCAGTCATCGGTACGTTAGCCTTCTTCATAGCGAACTTCGCGTAGGAGAAGTCTTCCAGAGTCAGGGCGTTAGTCGGCAGAGAAGTGCCGTCACCACCACCAACGAAACGGTGCTTAGCGCCGTTGATCAGGTTCAGACTGTTATTAGTCTGATCGTTGGCAAGTGCCATGATTTTGGTTTCGAGGTCTTCATCCATAGCCCGCTTCATTTCAAACGGAGTCTGGGACAGAACTTCATTCGCTTGGAAAGAAGTCTCGAAGAAGTGATCAGTAAACTCAACCTTGTTACCTTTGAACTGGTTGATGTTGAAGATGAACTGACCAGTGTCCATACGCTGGCTAGGCAGCTGAACGCTTTCCTGCCAATCGTTGACTTGCAGTGAACCAATAGAGTTGATCTTCAGTTCAGTGCGGATAGAATCGGATGGGATGTCGGTCAACCAACGAACGTACTGTTGTGCGACAAGATCATCACGCAGCATTTCCTTCATCTGCGCAGAGAAAATCTCACTACGCTGAAGGTGGGTGCTACCCCAAGTGGAATCAATACCAGCCATTTGCTAGCTCCTTAACTTGATTTATTTTGTTCTAATAGAAGTTTGCGATACTCTCGCTGGTTGTGAGGTTTCATATACTCACGCCAGTTGGTACGCATAAGGTTATTGTAGTAGTTGATGTCTTTCTGAGTAGTCTCATAATCGACGTTACTCACGCTACCACGACTCGGCTGCGGAGACTGCTGACGCTGTTGTCCACCTTCAAGCCCTACAAGTTTGTAGAAAGCTTTGGGAGACTTGCGTGCAGTTTCCTGCATATCGGCAACAGTCATGCCATTATCGGCAGCGTACTGTCGCATCTTCTCATTGATGACGTTGTTGTCATCACCGAACTGCTCTTTGATACGGCCAAGAACTTGATTAAAGTTCTGTTCCATCTGCTGTTCGGCTTCACGTTTAGAGAGGGTTTCGATAACTTTTTCCGCAACCGTGTTTTCGTCAAGGGCTGTATCTTGATTATTCACACCGGGTTGTGCTTGTTGGTTCCCACTCTGTTCCAAGAGCTTGGTCAATTCTTCCGTTGTTTTTAGACGTTGCTCATAATCATCAAGTGATTCGCGGAAGGTCTTGCCTTCGTTTTCGAGTTGCTTGATGTAAGCGTCTTTATCTTCTACTCGTTTCTGGAGTTGTGAAAGTTGATACTCAACGCTCTTGGTATCGACACCTTCGCCAGTAGTCGCTTGGTTGTCGCCTTGCGGCTGGCCGCCAGTGTTCTGTTCAGAGGTCTTATCTGAAATAAATTCGTCGGTCATTTTATTCCTCAATCGGTCCGATTATATCAATGATTTTTCTTAGTGCTCGGCGGTAGCCTAAGCGTTCCGCCTGTTGGAGTGCCCAATTAGGGGACTCATAGTTAAGAGTGTTCTCGTCTTCTTTCAGTTTGTCTTCGAGTTCTTTCTCGACACGACCAACGAGAACATTCAAATATCTGCGAGCAAACTGAAGAGACTCTTTGGCTGCTTCAACTTGCTCTTTGTTCTTTAGCATTCTCTCAAGAGAGTTGCTTAGATCAAACCGGTACTTCGTCAGTTGCACCTGTAGGCTCCTCACTCAATCCTGTTGGGTCAATCATGGATTCTTCTTGAAGCTGTTCTTGGGCAGTCATCTGCAAGCGTTGTGCTTCCAGCTGCTCAGGGATACGACCGTATGGTTCATACAGTGATTCAAAGTCCAGCAGTTCTGCCCACATCTCAGCGAGACGTTGTGCAGGGAAGTGCTGTAGTACCTCAGGGTCTTGAAGACCTGTGGCATAGAACTGTTGAAGCTGTTGAGTAAGACGTGCTTTACGTGCAGAATCCCTTGCACCTACTGGCACTACCTTGCCGTTGGAAGTCAGGTCTTCTCGTGTGATCTTAACAAACTCTTCAACACCATATTCACGGTTCAAGATCGCAATGATGTCAGAGCCTGACAAGTTCTTCTTAGCTTCTTCAAGCTCAGTGTTAATAACTTTCTCAAGGAAATCTGAGAAGATATTAGTCTGGTACTCGAACACTCGGTTAGCCCGTGTCAGCAATGCATCAACTTCAAAGGCTGTCTTCTCACCCGGAGTACGGATGCCAACAGCTTCTCGTGGTGCACCAGCATAGAGTTCCATATCGTTCTCATGCTGCTGAATCTGGAAGTCTGCATTCAGTACAGTGGTATCGGGTGCAAGCGGTCTTACGTTCCCTTGCTCAGAGACAAAGTAATGTACGGCTGCGCCTACACGTTTAATCTCTGGATCACCTTGGAATACCATGTCTGGTTCAAGCATCTGGTCAAAAGCATCAGCCTTCGCATTCTCCAGATGGTTGATCCGGTACTGCATACCAACCAGATTATCAAGAGGACCGAAGCCCCATAGGCTATCTGGCAGTTCTTTCCATACGCTCTGATAGATGTTCGGACGACCACTGAATGTGTTCAGGGGTTCATCACGAAGTACGTAACGACCATCTGCGACTGTGACTACACGATTCTTTTTAAACTCTCCAGTGCTCTTGTCATAGATGTCGCCGTAGAACTCATAGAGCACAACGTGACCAGAGCTATAATACTCAGAAATATCCCCGATACCATTTGCTGCAAAGCTCCTTGCTTTATGCTGATCCAGTTCCGCTTGGGTGTTGTTGGCAACATGGATGCGGTCTTCTTTCATCTTCCGAAGAGTTTCTTCAGAGTATCCAGAGCCACCACCTTCAATCATCTCTTGTTCAATCTCACCGAGAGATTTGTAAATACGGACAATCTTAGGGCTTTGTTCAAACGATACCGATGTCGGATTAAACACAATGTCGTATGGGCTGATACGGTATGGGCGTGGGCCTACATAAGAAGGAACCAGCTCACCAGTAACAGGATCATTCGACATCTCAGTTACGTACTCGACACCTGCGAAACAGTTGCCATACAGAATCCAATCTGAAACAAGACGACGGATGACCTGACGGAAACCTGACATCCTGTGCTTGGTACGCAAGTAAGCTACAGCTGCATCACGCTTGGTCTTAGAGTCTGACTGCTGATCAAAGCTGATAAACTCAAGCCAATCGTTCTTAGGGAACAGCGCAAAGTCTGTATTGACCAAGAGGTTGTTGTACAAGTTGTACAGCTTAGGACGGTTAACTGTGTTGTCCCAAGGGTTCTTAGCATTGGTTGTCTCGCGGGTAGATGTAGCGAAGACATACCGTTTTGTTTCTACCCAACGCTGTTCGATGAGGTTACGGGCAGACTTCCACCTGTACCACATGTTCATAATCTCGCCAGCTAGGGCGTCAGGATTATTCAATCCTAATGTAACGTCTGCTGTGTTAGTTCCAGTAGATGCCATATTTTAATTATCCTTTACCGGCCACGGCGTCCGCCGAACCTCGAATCAGTGATTACTTTTTTGCCATCGTCTAAGTAGGATCGAGACTTCATAGGTGGCTTTAGTTTTTCCATTGCCATGCCTACAGCGTCTACCAAGTCATCATGTGGCGGTCGTTCAAGAATCAACTCTTCTTCGTATGTGGATGTCATCCCGTCTCGTCTATGGAAGACAGACTTAAGTTCGTACTTAGGGTTGACCACTGCGTACTGACGCATCAGCTTTGACTTCTCACCAGCACCACCACGAGACTTATAGTCTACTGAGATAGTGCCGCCGTTCTCCCTTGAGATGCGTTCGATCTCTTGAGCGACAAACTTACCACCAGCGTTTGTTTCGACTGTGATCTTTCGAAAGCCCCATTTCTGAGAGAGACTCATCACATTGTCGTAGTACACTTGAAAGTTCGATGTACGGAATCTGGCAAGATCAAGGATGTAGTAGTAACCATCTTCGTCTACACCGACTACAGCGATTGCTGTGTAGTCAGGGTCTTTACCGCCGGACTCCCGTTGCTCTGTCCACGCTACGTCCATCGCTGCCCAGATGTTTAGCTTCTTTCCTTTGAAGCGTACACCGGTTGGAGTAACCACAACGAACTTTGGTTCGTAGTATTGGAAGACCCCACGATCCAATAGGTTGGTGGACTCGTCGTTGGGATCATTGTAATACTGTGCGTAGAACTGTGCGGTTTCACCTTTGGATAGGTAGTCGCCTTTAATGATCTCAAGCTGTTGTGCGTCAAAACCGTACCAGTTGTCATCAACTGGAGAGTGCATACGTGGCCACAGGAAGTTACCTGTGCCATCACCTTCATCCTCTACAACATACTCAAGGATGTCCCAGAGCTTCTCAGTCTGTACAAACTCTCTTGTAAGTTCATCCCACAACCGATACTCTGCATCCATCATATCTTGGTAAGCATCCTTAGGATGATACCGTGTCCCGACAGCTTTAATCTGGCCACCGGGGTTGAGGATAGAGGTGCACTGTGACAGCGCTCGTTGAACTTCTCGGCGACCTGTTTCTGTGTATGCGTTGTTTGGGACAACTACGTCGTCGAAGACAATCGCGTCACAGTGCAAACCGACAAAGTTTGATTTGACTGTTTTGACAATGATCGTGTGGTCACGAATGCCTCGTGCCTTACGCATCGGATGATCAACATTGAAACTGTAAGCAGACCAGTGTTCTCTATCACCCTCACGTTCTCTGATCATGTCAGGCCAGTACCTACGATAGATAGGGCTGGTCATCATATTCTTGATTGCGTAAATCTGGTTCTTCGCTAGGTCTTCACCAGCTGAAAGGTAAACTATGGTAGTCCAAGGTTTACGGGTAATCTCCCAAGCTGCCCATGTTGCAATGCAGTGAGACTTTAAGTGACCACGCGGCATCAACAAGAGTTGTCGATTGCTTGCGTGGCCTGAAGATAACCAACGGTAGACCTTCTCATGTATATCTCCATAGGCATAGTTGTAGTTGACAAGTCGGGCAAAGGTATACAGATCATCTTCTGCTGCTTGTCTAATCTCGTCCTTTGTCCTTTTATTCGCCATACTATCCTCGGAATTTTACAATGTTCAGTCGTTTAGCATCATCTGCTATATCAGTCTTTTCTTCTGCTTGTCGAGCAGCTTCTCGGGTAATGTCTTCTTTCTTTGGTCGGCCACGTACATGGGTTGGCTTATTCATGTCAACCAGCTTTTTGGCTGCACTGACATCTCCATCGGCTGCTCGGTCAAGCAACACCTTCTTAGCTGTAGATAGGTCACGCTCTCGCATGTCATCAAGCCAAGCATCGTAGCCACGGAAGGTCATACATCCTTGCCAACCTTCCGTAAACCATTTAACTTGTTTCAGTTTATCAAGCTGCCCTTTAGAACCAAACGCTTTAATTGCAAAGTCATATTCGTCGGCGCTGTTGATAAAGATGTCATATAGCTTAGGGCAATCTTGTTTCTCTTGACGCTCAGACAAGCAGTACACTGGTTGAGTGCCTGCATTCTTATGACGTTTTGCAATGCGCTCAACGAACAAACTGTCTGTCCTAAATTGTCCGTTAGCTTCTAAATACATTTAGATACCTTTTATATTTTAGCTTAACTCGCGCCATCAAAAATAGTGACATGGAACCTATCTGGATCGTGACTGGGAAACGTCATAAGAATGCAGGCACTC